CACCTATGTCCAATCAGATAATAAATCATCTAGGCTAGGTTCGTTAGTGTCTGACTTCGGAGTAGCTTTAGGAGCTTCTTTACGAACTTCAGGCTCAGGGATATTATCCACTATAGGCGCAGCAGGTGGAGGTGGAGCAACAGGAGTAGGGCGACTTATAGGTTGTTGCGTTCTAGGTTTAGCTTCAAACTCATTACCATCTTCATCTCGATCAGCAGCTACTGTAAGTGTAATAGCTCTGATAACTTCTTCTTCTGAAGATCTAGTTTTAACCATCTCAAATTGATCATCTGATAATCGAGCAACAGCTTTAAATCCAATATTAGATGTGCCATCTTCATTAACAGACATACGAGAAACAACTGATCCTAATGTTTCATTGTTTGCTACAACATAATCTCTATATTCATGGAATGGGCGACGATTATCTGTGCCTGTACCAAAAATAGATGTTGAAGATAGTTTAACTCTGTAGATGTCACCTTGCATATCATCAGCACGAACTACTGCAATGAATCTATGGAAGCGACAAGCTTTTGATTTACCTTGACCTGAACCTGCGATATTTTGAGGGCATGTCATACACTTATCTGATTGACGTTTAGGTGATGCCATATCAGGTAATTCACTGTTATGACTCCAACAAGCGGGTCTAGGTTTCTTAATTGCTTTTGGATCATATTGTTCATCGTAATACATACGATTTAATTCGCCTACATTAAGGACTACTACATCTAGAAATCCTTGATCTGATCGGCTAATCTCTTTACCGTTAACCATCAATCTAAATTTATTATTGATGATACTAATACTTTTAGATGTGATAGTTGCCGCTGTGATTTTGTTTGTAAAACCATCATCACGTTTAGCATGCGCTACTGAAGTTGATTGTGAAAAAATATCTAAGTCTGTACTCATACGTTCTCCTTATCTTTATCTCTACTCTTACGAATTGTTATTGAATATTCTTGTGATGCCTGTAGACCAGGAGGTAAGAGGTCAGGATTATTTGCAATAAAGTCTTTCATATTACCTTGACTAATGCGTTTCTCCATAAGCTCTAATGCATCATTCTCTTTCAAGAAGTTATACATGCTCGGCCAATCAGATGTCCAATATCTTGTTTTTAATGTACGTGATAACGAACCTACTTTAGTTTTTAAACTACTAACATTAAGTTGTTTACACGCTTCATTTAGTGCAGCTTGTACTTGATCTCGTTTCTCTTTAATACCTTTGATCTCGTCTTCAAGTTCAGCTATCTTGTCTCTCATGTTAACATCAGCTTCCATGAGCTTTTCTAGATTTACTTCATTTATTTCCATACTGCCTCCTCTTAACTAACGAACTATAATTATAACCTATCACTTTACTTTGTCAAGCATTATTAATCTTTCTACTTCGTCCATAGTTTCTTGCACTTCCCAATTATCTTTTGTTATGCCATAGATAAAAGTAACTACTTTACCATCTAATTCAGCTTCATATATAGCTACGATATGATCAGTGTTAATAAAAAGTGCCCTGCCTTGTAGTGCTGTTACTGCATTAGTTAATTTAATAATCATTTCTTTTTATCCATTTCAGATATTTCATAAAGTGTTTCTAGTAAGCATATAATAATAAACCCTACCCACCACCATTTGTTTGCATGAAAGTTATATAACAAAAATGCGGCCATAAAAGTATTTAAAATCATTCGTCCATTTCCTCTCTATATAAATCTACAAGTTTAATATGGTGGTCAAGTTTATTCTGTAACATTTTATAAATCTTATTCTCTACAGGGCTACCTTGTAGATGAACGACAGTCATAGGATTACGTTGTCCTGCTCGATCTACACGAGCACAACATTGTATGTAGGTTTCAACAGACATCACAGGTGACCAAAATACGACTACGTTAGCTGCGTGAAGAGTAACTCCATGTGATGCTGCTTGAGGTTGAATGACTAATACTTGTGGGTCTTTTGTTTCTTGAAAGCGTTTAAATATATCAGTACGTTTATTCATAGATACATCTCCATGTATAGCATCACATGTAATCTTATCTTTAGCGAGTTCCTTCATTATGTTTTCTATGCTATGACGGAACGGGCAGAATATTAATACCTTATGACTAGCTTCATTGATAATATCTTTTAATGCAGTCATACGATTAGATACATCAAACTCTACGACCTCACCTTTATCTGAATAGATAGCACCAGCACTCACTTGCAATAATTTAGTAAGCATAACTGCAGCATTAACTACAGTAATATCTTCACCTGAAGCTTGCATATACATATCTTTCTTTAGCTTCTTATAGTACTTATCTTGTTGTGGGGTTAAGGGTACTTCACGCGTAGCGTACATAACTAGAGGTAGATCAAGACATTCTTCTTTGGTATAACGAATAGCAGGTTGTAATGTTTTAAATACAATGTCTTGTGCATTAAACCTAGGTACCCATGTAAACTGAGATACCTTTTGCATCACCATATCTTTGAATGTACCTGCGTATTTAGGAACACTAGCAGGGTTAACAAGTTTAGCAAGTCCATACGCATCAGCAGGGGACTGAGCAGCAGGGGTTCCTGTCATTAGCCATATCCATGTATTAGGATTGACTACACGATTTATAGCTTTCCATCTTCTTGTAGTCGTAGTTTTAATATAGTTAGCTTCGTCAACTACTACTAGATCAAAGCCGCCATTCTTAATCTCATCTTCTACAATTTCAATGCCATCATAATTAATAATTACAACTTCACAATTACTACTAATAATTTGTTTACGTTTGTCTGCTACACCATGAGCAATACCTACTGATCTATGCATAGCTGTTTTAAAAAAGTCAGCCTGCCATGCCGCTTGCATAATAGATAAAGGACATACAACTAGCATGCGTTTGACTTTACCTTTATTCATAAGATAGTCAGCCGCCCATATAACTGCAGAGGTTTTACCTGTACCTGCTTCGCTTAAACAGTATGCTCGTTTATGTGCGGATAAAAATTCAGCAGTGGTTCTTTGATGATCAAAAGGTTTATGGATACCAGGCCAAGTATAATCTTTTGATATAGGTGATGGTGGATTCTTTACTCTAAGTTCTGATAAGGCTAATACTTCATCTAATCCCCAATTAACAATGACTTGCACTATGCCATTATCATACTCTCTAACAATTTTACTTTTAGGTATTCTATCTAGTATTAGTTGTGGCTTTTTAGTGTTTACTATTAAAGCTCTATCTTTATAAATTTCCATCCGTTTTCTTCTCTCTATTATAAAACTTCTTTACAGGCTCACCTGTTGATTTATCTAGTTCCACTTCATAGTGTATACCTTCATTAACATTTATGCGAGATATTTTTTTATTTTTATTACTGAAAATTTTATCCCAATTAGCTTCACCTTCTTTAGATAAAGTTTTATTAATTAGTCTATCGCCTGTTATATCATTTTTACTAGTCATATTGGTCTCCATAAAAAGAAATAAGCGCACTGCCGAGAGAGGAGAGCAGCGCGCCTATTAGCTCAATAACGTTTGAGCCACACGTTTTTACTTTTTAGTTGGAACGTTTTTCTTCACAGAGTTATCGCTATTTCTGCTAAAGGAACTGTTCTGACTTTTAGTACGGATTCGAGTGTTGCCTTTAGTATTACTACCGCCTTTACTTAAAGGGATAATATGATCTATCTCTTTGCCGTCACCTTTTTTAACTCTACCATCTTGGATAGCTTCTCGTCTAGCTTTATTTCTAGCTACACGTTTAGCAATCTGATCAGGTTTGCTTTTATATAATTCGTTTTCACGTTTATAATCTCTTGCTTTAGCCATTACTTACCCCAATGTGCACATGATTGAACAGGACAGAATTTACGACAGGCAAAATTAGGGCTTGCATTAAACACCCCAGACTCATAAGCCTTATCCATTCTTGTAGTTATTTTACCCCATTCTTGAAACATATCGTCAATATTTTCAGGCTTGTAGTCTTCTTTTAGCATCTCTTTTGATACTAAGAATATGAGTCCTGACCTAATTTTTTGTACCTTTGGGAAGTGTTTAAAGATAGCGACACTCATTAAAGATAGTTGTCTAGTGTCAGCATATTGGCTTGACTTGCCTGTTTTATAGTCGGCTAAGGTAGCTACCCCTGACTCTTCATTAACTGCTAAGAAGTCAATAACCCCACGCCACCATACGTTATCATCAAAGAAACCACAGGGTTGTAAGTCTTTAGTTAACCCAAGTTTGTATTCGCAATACTTATCCCCAGGTATTGATATGAGTTTATCTAATACAGGTTGGAACATCTCAAATTCTTTAGCTAGAGGTTCAGCGTTCTTTACATATAGCTCACACGCTTTATGCACTTTATTACCATATAAAAAATGCTCAGTATTAGGGTCTTGTTTAAAGTCTTTTACTACATATAGATGGTAGTATTGCTTTGGACATTTCTCAAATGTCGTAGCACTAGAGTAAGACCACGTTTTTAACTCAGCCAATGTCGGTTCTCCTAGCAATCTCTTTAGCTATCTTTGCTTTCTTTTTACCTACTTCAGCTTTATCTAGTAACTCATATAGCTTTTTCATAGGTAATGCTTTAAGTCTATCTTTACCTGTTCTAGTTTTAAAAGGGTCAGCATGCCGCTTACTCTTGTGTACTTGGGGTTGAGCCAATGTAATTCTCCTTAATGTCTTTTAACAAATCTTCAAAAGTTAAAGCGTCTTTATCTAATTCAAATTCGATACTCATCATATAACGATCTGTTTCAAAATTATACACTGTATGATCTTGTTGTGTATTAAATAAATAATACGTTGCAGGTTTATAAATAAGTTCTTTTGTTTTAAACACTACACCTTCTTTATTATCTGCAAACATACAAAAGCTTCTAGCATGGGGGGT